CTTATACAATTAGTGCAAGTATCGTAGGTACACACATCCTTATACCAACAATCTTCGTTTCTTAAAACCATACACGTTCACCTCGTGCTATCATTTCCTGTTCACGTTTTTCCAACTCTTCTTTTTCTTCCTCTGTATAGGTATAACTTTTTACACCTTTTTCCCAAGGTTTTTCTTTTACATCACTATAACAACCTGTCGGAGGATAAAAAGAAAGATACCCTCTCTCTAAACAATAATCTATAACAGGTTCATATCCATATCCTTCCTGATGTAATTTATCTAACTTGACTAACATTCCCTTCCACATATTAACATACAATGGCTTCTCTTTCACAGATAATCTATAATTAAGATAAGAAAGTAATTTTTGCCTGACTGGATTTCCACAATTATGCTTATCAATAAATTCATCTACTAAATTAACACATTTAGTAAATAATGATTCTCTTTTAGGTTTAGATTTACCAAATTCAAATGTTGGAGAATTTTGTAATAATTCTTTAGAATTATTCTTATTTACTTTTGTATCTTTATTTACTTGTGTATTAGAAGTCATTTTAGAATGACGTGGTTCTTCTACTACGTCATTTTTAAATGACGTGGTTTCATAAAACATATCATGTAGAAATGACGTGGTTCTGTAATAAGTGTTGGTACCTTGTGCATTTTGATTAGCCACTGTTTTAGATGTTATAAGTTCCATCTTTCGTAGTTTTGTTAATCGGTTTTTTAGTGTACCTTCTGTAATGTTCAATATGGGTAAATCTTCTAATATATGTTTGTGCTGTAACCATACACACGGTTGTTTTTCATCATCTAATATATGTTTCATTTTAGGATTTGATTGTGCATATATAATATAATTTAGTAATAATAAATCTGTTACATCACATTTCAAATCATCCATCGAATAAGAGACTATTTTTTCTTGATTAAATCCCAATATTGAATACTTCACTTAACGGTGCTCCTTTCGCATAATCATCTATGCAACCAACCAATTCATAGTATGTATCAATACCAACATAATATTCTCCGTCATATTCTCTTGATACGGCTTTCAATTCTTTCAACATCTTTTTTATAGTTCGTTTTGTTATGTTACCATCTGGATACAATGTCTTTAATTGTTGTTTTAATTTTTCAATAGAAAAATTGCATCGCAGATTAGGTTGTTTGTTATATATAGGTCGATACTTAAAAATATAATAATCTTCCCAATAATCTAATTCTTCTGGGTCACATTCGATAACGTATATATTATGGAATGGTTTAGTTTTAATATGATTATATACTCTTGCTAATCCCCTTGTTGTTTGTCCTACATAAATCACTTCATTTTTATAAATCAGAAAATACACAAACACCATTGGTGTATCTGTTAAATCTATAAATTCTCGCTCTTCAAATTTCATAAAATTCTCCTCTATAAACAAATAAGTCTATATAATTTATAGCCGCCACTACAAATTATATAGACTTCGTTAGTCTTGTCTCCCATATGAGGTGATTCTGCTGATACTCTGGCGGGAGTACAAGCTAACCTATTTGTGTCAAACCCTTGGAGGAAATCCCGTTCTGACTATTTAATTGTACTACATAAACAACTAAATGTCAACTATCTTTTAGAAAAACTTTTTAAAATATCTTCGATCTGATTATCTGTTTCTGTATTACAAGTATCCCACAATTTAGCACGTTCTTCTTCTATATTATCTTCAGGATCAATAGAACGTTCTTCACAATATTCTACTGTATAATAACTTTTATCTATATTTATAGATGCACGTGATGATGCTTTTATACTCACTATTTTTGCCATATTTTATTTACTCCTTTTAATATTATAATTTTTCCCTGTTCTTTTTCCATTTATTATCATACTAATTAAACTTACACTTATATCTAAATAATTCGCACAATCCGTCATGCTTCTAAATGTTTTAATTAAAGTATCGTCCGAATCATAAAGTTCGATTTTAATTCGTTTCTTTTGTAATATTTTTTCTCTAACTTCTGGATTATTTAGATATTGAACTAAGTTTTTTTCTTTTACAGTTTTTGATATTTTATCTTTTGTTTCTTGTGTATGATAAATACCTTTACGGGCAACAGACATTTTTAATTTTTGTTGTTCGGTTCTTTTCTTTCCCCTATTAGAATCGGCAATCTTTTTTATATGCTCTGCTGTATGAGGAACGGATTTTCCAGTTTTTGATTTACTTATTTTTTCTTTACTTTCATTTGTATGATGATGGCCTTTAAATCCTCCTGATTTACTTGCCATTGAAATTTTTAATTTTGCATCCTCACTTTGATGATAACCCGCATTAGAATCACCACCCATACTTAAATTATATCCATATTCTGGATCATTAGATTTGTATTTTTGTATTAAATCCTGCTCTAATTTACATGCCCATTCTTTTGAAAGATTATCCGCTAATACAATATGTTGTATATTATCCCAACCGTATTTTTGAATTGCTCTCCAGAATAATTGCTCTCTATAACCATACCCATCTTTACCCCATCTATATGAAGGTTTAAATTTTGTGATTCCTATATAATATTTATTATTAGGTGTTATATGAATATACACAGTCCAAGAATTTTCCATGTTACACCTCCAATAATGTTTTCTTGTACTGTGTATATTCTAGCACATATTTTTACTTTTGTAAAGTATAAAAAGAATCTGCGACCTTTACAGATGCCCTACTTGTGGCTCTAATAGATGTTATCTTCATTTTTTGCTCTCCCACCAAATGATAATTCCAATAATTACAGCTTCTACAAATAGCGTACCAACCACACCCACCAACACAGGGTTTACATACATCACTTTTCCTCCTTAATATCTATGCGGATAATGTCAGCAACACGATACACTGTAATATTATCTTTAGTAATTCTATTAGCCATACCGTCTTTAACAATTTGTATCAATTCCATCAATGCCTTATCGTCAATCATCTTCTACTTCCTTTTTCGGTTTAACCTTAGTAACTCTTAATGTAACTACTTCCTTTATTTCCTTTGCCTTATTCATTTCCAGTAATATATCTTGTGATATGTGTCCATTATAAATAGCATTTTCTAATGCATCATAATCAATATACTCTTTTGTTTTAACAATCTCCGAAATTCCATGATTATGTGCTATTTCAAGTAACATCTCTTCATTCATGGATTCCCGTTCAGATACAGAATAGGATGCTTTATAACCACCCGCTTCATAATTTGTGATAACAAAATCCTTCATAATGGCTTTAATCTGAGCATTTTCTCTATCACAAATTTTCTTATAACCATCTAGTTCAGATTTATTATTTGCATACTGTGGAATCAAAGTATCTAATTCATTCAGCCTCATTTTTATGCTCCTCTTCTTTGTGATAATATTTTTGCGTAACACTCCCCATTATACCATTCCGACCTTGTGGAATAGCATTTTTAAATTCAATCAATTTCCAAATATCTGATTCTCTCCAGTACCGTGTCTGTCTAGCACCTTCCTGAATAAAATCAGGTAACATTTTAGCGTATTCATTATCAGGATTTTCTCTTCTAAACCAATACCAATTATTGATTGATTTAGAAGAAGACCCAATAATAATTGCTACCTCTTCAATTCGTAAAAGTCTTTCGGATGATTCACCCTTTAACATCTCTGCCATAATATACACCTCCTAAGTCATATAATCACATCCTTTGCAGAGTTTTTTATTTATTATAATATTATACAATATAATACATAAATTGTCAAGTATTACCCAACAAGAAAATCAAGTAAGCTTTCCTTATCAATGGCTATCTTACCATCTACAAGTGCGTCAGCCATCATTCCTTTTTTCTCTACAAGCTGATTGATTTTTTCATCAATAGTATCCTTGCAGACAAGTGTATAAATAGTTACATTTTCTTTAGTACCTACACGATGACATCTATCTTCAGCCTGTTCTTTATTAGCACGATTCCACGGTTCATCCATAAAAATTTCAACTGCTCCTGCTGTAAGAGTAAGTCCTGTACCCATAGCGCCGATAGTTCCGATTATAACTTTTGAACGTCCTTCCTGAAACTCTTTTACATTGTGCTGTCTTACTTCATCAGCAGTCTGTCCTGTAATAACAGATAGTGTATACTTTTTATGGAGTCTTTCATAAATAGCATCTGTCATTTGTGTCCAATTAGAAAAGATAACAACTTGTTTACCGTTTTCTCTTGCTTCTTCTACAAGTTCTTCCATTCTGTCAAGTTTAGCAGATTCTTTAACTGTAGAAGAAAGAATACCTGTATATCCTGTAGCCTGTCTCATTCTGATAAGTTCTGCAAGAGGATTATTTGCCATTTTAATCTGGTCAATATTCATCTTAATCTCAGCAGTAACTTCATCATAAATCTGTTTCTGCTTTGGAGTCATTTCCACATATTCAGTGATATGAGTTTTCTCCGGAAGGTCAAGTACATCACTTTTCAATCTTCTAAGCATAATCTCATCAAGCTGTGCCTGAAGTTCATCCAGATATCTATACCCTGTTACTTCATATC